TTTATTCTTATCAACTCTTCCACGAACCCATTCTGCATTGGCTTCTTGTAGTATCTTTTTTACTATCTTATTTTGAGCTGACTTCATTTCATTTTATACATATCCAGCACACGTTTAATGTGATCTGGAAACCCAACGTTATCTGCTAAGCTAGAAGTACCTTGATTTTGCAAAGTAGCTCCGCCCAGAACTTGTCGTTGTTTATGTTCGTTCTTGAAGTAGTATGTAACCAAGTCAACTACTGCAAGTTCTAAATCTTTTGGTGTGGACTCAAATCCAGCGTTGTATTCTACCTTTACGCATTTTACACCTTTAGGCCAGTACGCATACAAGCCCGAATCATATGTTCTATAAATACTATCTGTTCTAGTATCCAAGTACCACTCATACTTATCATCAGTGCCATCTCTAAAAAGTTGAGTATAGTCATCGTCTTGACTTTGACGCTCATATACAGCAAGAGTTGAGTTATCAACTACAGGACCTTCATCTAACTGTATGTACTCCACTTGATATTGTAAATCAAAAAACTCAGTGATAGTAGTAGAATACTTATCAATGAGGTCACTAGCACAATAAGTTTTTACAAGTTTACTTATAGCCGTAATTAACGTTTCGATTCTATCGTCGTCTTTTACGTTTGTGATATTTTCAATAGTCTTGTAAGTATCTAATGAAATTAAATCTGCCATAAATAACCTTGTAAAAACCTAGGGTGCCCGAAGGCACCCTATGCTTAATCTAACTACTACGCGTCGTAGTGTCTTGCAACAACTTGGCCGGCAGTTGAGAACAACTGATCGAAACCAAGACGTTGAGTTGCAACCAACACTCTTCGTTGGTTTTCTACATCGTAGTCTTGCTCAATCGTAACACCTCTTAGTCGAGGAACTACAAAATTGCGAGGATTAACAGCTACGCCCCATACTTTGGATGCTGCTTTTGAAGGGAACTCATCACATATAAGAACTGGAGAACCCCAAAGGTTTCCAATCTCACCTACGATCTTAGTTGCTCTCTGATCACCAACTTCGTTGATGTTCTGGAAACCAGTGTCGTCTAGTAATGAATAGTAAGCGTCAAGTGATATAATGAAAATTACATCACCAGGTCGACGTCCATATTTACCCATATCTTGCCTCATATCCAATAGATAGTCAGCGTCTACAGCTGCGGTATGTGCCGCACTATTTGAAACTTTAGCGTCATCAGCAGCTATTCTAACCAACCCACTAAAGGTTGCGTCAGTGCTTGAAGTTGCTAAGCTAGTGGGAGATGCATCACCTACTGATGCGAGAAGAATTGAGTTCTCAATAGCTCGTGCATGAGAACGACCCATTGCTTCTCGTAGCAAAGGAAGAATAGGAAGAATTGCATCTTCTTCTACTTCATTTGCAAGATAAGTAGTAGATACTAACTTATCAACAGTAAGAACTTTAGAAGTCATTTGCATGCCAGAGTAGGGTGAACCTACAGTGTCATCTCTTGCTTCTAAATTACCTTTGAAGGCGGAGCCAGAACCTGATCCAGCAGCGGTTGTAAAGGAAGAACCACCACCAGCAAATTCAGCATAACCTGCATCTGGGAATGTAGGAATACGCATTGCTGCTGCTGTCATTTGTATTTCTCTAAATAGAGGCTTGAGTACAAGGTCAAGCTCAATGTCTTGCTCTACTTGCGTTGACGCAATAGATTCAAACACTGTTACAGTTTCAGCGGCAGGTACTATAATAGAGGAGTTGTCATTAGGAGTGGCTTTCTCCATCAAATCCTTAGCATAGTCCGTGTCCCAACCCTTTCGAGTAATAACACCCAATATTGAAGCATCGGCGATTTCAGTTTCAAAACCTTCACCAATACCTTTCTTTCCACCACGATCAGCAAACACACGCTTGCTTTCTCGGATGTTCATGATTTCTTCTGATTTCTCAGAAATTTCTTTTTGAAGTTCAGCAACCACTTTTTCGTGATCAGCATCCTTCTGTTGGAATTTCTCTTCGAGATCTTCCATAAGCTTTTCAGCGCCAGTCGTGACAGCTACAGAAATTCGCTCTTCCTCAGCTTTCTTCTGCTCTTCCGCCTCAGCTGCAGCCTTTTGCTCCTCTTCAAGTCGAGTAGCTTCTTCAGCCTTACGCTCAGCTTCTTTCATTGCCATGGCAGTAGTCGCCTTCTCAACGGCAGACTGTACGATGGCGTCAATATCAACATCACTCATTTCTTTCTCCTGTGCTTCGACTTGAGATAAGTCTTTTGGCATTGACTGGTCAGCTTCTTCTTTTTGAATAGTGTCATCATTTTGAGACACATCACTTTTTGATTCTGCATCAGCAGTCGTGAAAGATTGTTTAAATGCTTCGTATTCCTCAGAGGAATCGAAACTCTTCGCTAAAGAAAAGGTCGCAGTTTGATTGGCAGGTACTGATACAACTGACACTTCCAATAATTCCGCATCCTTGATTCTATATCCGTCGGTTTCCTTCATATACTCAGCATCCTTGACTCGAAAACCAACGGAAAAAGCTCCAAGGACACCTTCTTTAATTAATTCACCTACATGGCCTGCAGACTTAGCAATTTTAGCCTTCATTTGAAGCCCACCATTGTTAGTCTCTACCATTACAGCTCTGCCTATAGGTTGATTATAATCGTGATTAAATAGAATAACTGGATTGTTTAAATAGTCTTTTAGCCCTCCTTTTTCCCAGGCTTCAGCTTCTATAATATCACCAACACGATCTTTATCAATAGTGCTAGCCATTCCAGTTATATGTAGATCGCCTTCCTCTTCAAATGCTTTGAAGTCAGAAGAACCAATGTGAAAGATTTTATTCATTATCCAAACACTCCGTCAGCAGGTCTTGCTGTTCCTGAGAGTTCTCCAGTCTCCTCTTTCTCCTCTGCTGCTGCCATAGCTTCTTGTATAGAGGGCTGTGCAGGTTCAGGGGCGGGAGGTGGAGGAACTTCAACATTAGGGTCGATTAAGGCCCACTTTTCGGGGTATATTCTTGCGGCTTGTTTCTTGATCTTAGACCAAGCACCAAACATAGCCCTTACTTTTCTAGCAGGGTAAGGCACCTCTTTTTTGTAAGATTCATACTGTCTAAAACCTAGGAACTCTCCTTTATCAATCATAAAATCAAGAACCTCTTCCAACATAGTTTCTTTACGCATCTTCTGGTGTCTCCTCTGATTCTGGCCTACCACCTAAGTCAGGATTTACTGCAGAACCCGCTATATTTGCAGGGGCTCTTATATCGTCTTGTCCATCCAAAGGTTCGTAAGCTAATGCTTCTCTGGCTTCATTTACTGTCATTATTCCTCCATTTACTAACGAAGAATAATATGAAGCCGCGTCTCTTAATTCTGGCTGTAAAGCAGGAATATTAGATATATCTTCCTTTATCTCAAAACCAAAAAATCTTTCTAGTGCAAAATTTATCTTTCTCACTATTGGTAAAATTGTCTCTAAATAATACAACCTATGGTTGGGTCGTATGTTAGCATTATTACCTGAATCTAATAATATTGGAGGGATACCTAATGCTTTCAATACTTCGCTTTCATTGTCTACTATAGACTTTTGAAAGTCCATTTCTCGGAAACTTAAATTAGATATTTCATCTAACTCCATTCCTCCGTCAAGTATCAAAGGTCTTCTACCTCCGTTGTCTGGTCTATACCTTGTTACCCAAGATTGAACCATTCTTTCTTTAATTCGTTCTGATAGAGTGTTTGGTGACTTAATTACCAAACCAGGAACTGCTCCATTCTTAAAGTAGTTATCCTGGAAGTTTCTCATCCTAGTCAAGAGTGACATTGTCCTCGATGCTGGTCTGAGCCTACTTGTTCCTCTATAAATACTGTAGAAACTATTTTCTTTTATATGTATTATTTCTTCAGTACTAAAATTTTGATTGCCACCTTGAAAGCTGTAATGATCTACATACTGCTTTTCATGTGGTTCAATCGCCATATAGTTTGCGGGTAGATGATACAGTCCTGACCCATCAAAATATATAAAAATGTTTCCGTCTAAAATAAAATCTACGATGAGGTTTCGCTTAAAAGTTGATATATCTTGAAACGGATTAGGTTCCTTATTCAACATTAGTTGAAGTCTAGACCTTCTCATTCCCTTTACTACAGGGTTTAGACCTAGCTGTTCTTTCACTAAAAGTGGAATCTCAGCTGTATCATCTACGATCATATTCACACCACGATTCACTACCTCTAAGTATTCGTAGTATGAAGTGTAATTTGAAACAATCTCTTTAGAAGTAATCTCACCGTGACCTTCAATCATCACGATGTCTTCTTGAGCGGGGTTAAGTTTTTCCTCTACCTCCACTATCTTTTGATTATTTTGCCAAAAATTATACCAAGCCATATTTCTCTCTTTGTAACTCAACCCATCGCCGTTGTTTAGGCCCAGTAACTAATTTTGGGTTTCTTCCATATATTGAATGAAGTTTTTGATGGTGCTGGTGACAAAGAGTTACAGCATCATTGAATAATTCTTGTTCATGGTCTTTTATAAACTTGTCCCTGTATTTAAAAGCTTCTTCTTCCGTAGTTATGTTGAGCTTTAGTTTCTTTGTCCAATTTGTAACAAGTTCGCTAAGACTGAAAAAATGATGAAAGTCCAATCCTTCCTCGCTACCACATATATAACATTTTCCGGATTTATCGTAACCTGACTTGGCTCCATCTCTTATGTATTTAATAAAGTACCTTTTCATAAGATTTAACAAATTATACTACCCATCTACCTGAGAGTCAAGAATTATTTTTTCTTGGGGTTTAAAACGACGTCGCATTTGTCTCAAAGCTATAGAGAGCGTAACGTAAAGCGTCAGCCATATGAGAGCTAGAATCATGTAGAGGCTTTTCTCTAATTAAGTTAGGATTTGGATCCCAACGGTATTGATCCATACTACGGAGAGTTTCTAGGCATCTTTGATCTATAATTAATCTGTTATTTTCGACTAGAGAAGATACATGAGCGATTCCGTCATTGACAGATTTTTTAGCGTTTGTAGTAGTTATATCATAGTTCTGTGCTAAGTCAAATCTAGTTTGTTGTGCTGCCGAGTCTATAAAACAGTAGTCTACCAACCTTCGTTCCATAATTTCGCCTATTACTTCTGCGTGTTGTTCCGTAGTCTTCTCAGCCTCATAATATTCCTCTACAACGTAAAACTTTTCACCATCAAACATAATAACTAGAAACGCAGTGGGATCTTTGAAACCAACGTCTAACCCTGATATTACATCGCAGTTTCTAAACTCCATTTCTGATAAATCGGCTACACAGTTTTCATAATCGAATTTCCAGATCTGTCCTTCAAAGACATTAAAGTCAGCCATATACTCTTGATTGAATTCGGCTTCGCTCATTGTCTTTTTAGCTTCTTCTATATCCTCTGCAGTTGCTCTAGGATTGTCTTGCCAAGTAGCGTGAACGGAACACCACTCGGGGTATTCGTCATTGAACCCCCTTTGATAGAACCTACTAAACCAATTATTTCTCCCCCGAGGCGTGGATATAAATAAGGCTTTACTTTCCGCTTTATCCAAAGTAGGACGGAGCGCAACATTGAAAGCAGTCTCCCCGTCAGCGAGTGCAGCTTCGTCAAAGATAATAAAGTCATAAGATCTTCCTACTGTAGAATCAACTTGATTCACCGAGCCCATTCTAATTGTTGAGCCATTTGTTAGTTCTATAACTCTGTCTTTTGCATTGTCTTTTGCAACTTCAAGATCAAAGTGTTTCAGTAATTGTCTTTGTAAGTCAAATGAAATTTGACTCAGGTTGTAGTTAGGAGACATGACAAGTATATGGCAACCGGGAACTAAAGACACTAACTGTCCCAGTATGTTTGCTATATATGTTTTTCCTTGTCTCCGACTAATAGCCGCGCAAACAAATCTATACTTCTTAGAGTTCACTGCATTTATTATTGCAATTTGAGAAGGAATGGCTTCAATACCTAACAGACCTAAATACTGCTCCACAGGTAGTTTCAGAAAGTTACCCTGCTCAATGCTTTCGTATTGTATATCTTTTCTAGAGACTAACATTGTATCTTCTTGCCCATTCCTTAAAATATCCTACAGAGTAAACGGTTTTGCCTCCTATGTTAGCGTTCCAGTTTACTAAATCATCAATTTTATTTTCAACTTTCTTCAAAGCTGCTTGTCGAACTCCTGGAGTTGCTTTCCATTGAGCATCCGGTATCGACCAGCCTGTCTTAATCTTTTCAATAATATACGAAGGCAACACTCCTTTTAGTCCTTTTCTGGCTAAATACTTGTACTCTCCTTCACCCCACCTTTTATCTTTAGGTTGCTGCATTTTAACATCGGAAGGTATTCCCATGATATAATTATAGTATTCTTTATTTAGCAAAGGAAATCTGCCTTCCATTCCAAAGTAAGCCCCAAACCTATCATTTCGTGCTAAAAAGTCTTCACTAACTCTGGTCAACATTTCTACAAATAAACAATTATTTAAAAAGTCATCTGTAAACATATGAGTTGGAAACCAACTCCGCATATATTCGCAGTATCCTTTAACTCCTGAGTATTCATATTTCGCTGACGCAACCTGCACTCTTTTTGCTCTTTTCCAAGATATCGCTTCGTGATGAGCTTTAAAAACATCTTCGTCTCTCTTATATCTACTGTGGGTGACATACCCAGTATACATTTCATCTCCACCATCCCCTGAGTAAGTAATTATTACATTTCTATGCCTCATCAACTTATTTATCATAAGATAGGAAGGATTGTTTTTGTTGTAAGTAGGCATTTCTAGTGCCTCTACTGATTGCTCAAAGTGCTCAACAAAACTCTCACTAGTAACTTCTAGCTCGGTGTGAGTTAATCCATACTCATTTGCTAAACTTAAAGCGCAATCAGCATCATTATTATACTCTGGGTCTTTGCAAGGCGTATAACGAGTAGTAAAAGTTTGATAGCTATCTGTTGGCCCTAAATAGTGCATGACAGAAGTGCTATCTAAACCACCAGATAAAAATACGCCTCTATTTCTTGAACAAATCGATGAAAGCGTTACAGCTTTTTCGAGTTTATTTTGAAAATCTTGGACAGTGTATTTACTCCTCTCAAATTTTCGTTTCCATAAAGATTTACTCGTAGTTTTCTTTGTATTATGATCGTAAATTAATATCTCGCCTGGTACTAACTTAAAAACTCCGTCAATTAAAGTCTGAGGCCCAGGAACGTACCCAAAGTCCCTAAACATCCCGAAAGCAAACAAGTTCAATTTATTGTTCGAATTCTCTAATGCGTGAGGAGATGACGAAAAAATTAATCCATCGTCTATTTTTCGATACATTAGAGGTTTAATTCCAAAAGAATCTCGACAAAGTATTAAAGTATTATCTTTTTGCCAAGCAAATGCCCACATTCCTTCACATTTATCTAAAAAGTTGAGTCCATAATGGTGCAACCCCTTAATTAATACCTCTGTATCGACTTTACTCTTCCATTCATCTAACTCTTCCCAGTTAAAAATAGCCCCATTGAAGACTAAAGAGCTGTTTAGATAGTGAATTGGTTGAGTAGAGTCTTCAATTTGACCCATTGTAGCTAAAAGATTGTGTCCAAAAGTAACTTTATCGTTTGACCACACATTTGAACCCTCTGGGCCTCTTTTTTGAGTCACCAGATTCATTGCTTTTACTCTTTCTTCTGCTTTCGGTACCGTTATTCCATTTATTCCGCACATTTTAATATCACCACGTTTAGTATTTGACGATGCATTCCTTTTGGACATCGAATCAAATTGACTCCATGCCACGCCTCTCTTGTATTTTTGAAAAGAAAAGAACTATTTCCTCTATTTTCAAAAACTTTTTTATGCTCAAAGTTTCTTGGCTCAGGATTCATAATGTCTTTTTTCAATCCTGTGTATAAAATTGTGTTTCCACCATAGTATTCTTTCCATCTTTCTGGCAGAAAATAAAATAATTGAGAGATTGTTGC